AAAGAGGCTGGTGCTATTATCCGGTCTAGCGGCCTTCCTGATGAAGCTATTAGAGATTATGCGCTGTATCATTGGCCAGACTGCAATCAGGAATGGATTGAAGAAAATAAGCGGAATATAGAACAGCTGATACTGGATGAACAGCGCTGCAGTAACTGTCCGGGGCTTAAACAATGTAAAAGATTTGGGTACCAAGATTGTGGCAATATTGATAAGTATACTGGCAATATTCGCATTATGATTACTATGTGCAGTCAAAGGATGGAAAAAGAAAATGAAAAAGTATCTTGATGATAATTTAGAAATTAGCGTTGTGCGTTGTCCTGCGGGTTTGTACTTGATTAAAAATTTTGGAGTGCTGCAGAATCCGGTTGCGAACAAAGAGGTTGCTCAAAGTTTTTTGGACAGCTGGGCTGCCAAAAAGAAGCTGCAGGCCAAAGATGATTTGGACGTTGATATGTATAACAAAGCCTATAAAGAAGGATGCAGCTATTGCATTCGGTGCTGTGATGGCAAGTGTATGAGGTGCCATGATGCGGACGGAAAGAGACAATGAGGCGCTGAAAAGTTTGCAGGATTATAGGAATATAATTTTTGCCATAAGAATAAGACAAAAGAAAATGGCTAAACTTATCCAGGCGGCTGCTCCGGCGCAAAAGTTAACTACAAGCTACGAAATACATGAAGGAAGCTATCAGCCTAAAAGGTTTGAAGCTGTAGATGCGCTGGAGGCAATTGCACATAATAAACAGATTATCGATAGTGGATTTGACAGGCTGGAGCAGGTTGAGAACGCGTTAGCGTTCTTAGAGGAAGAGGAGAGACTGTTTCTTGTAATGTATTATGTGGATGCTATGTCAGTCAGCTACATAGCTAGCGCGCTTAACTATGCATCGCGCCAAAGCATCTATAATCTTCGGGAGAGGGCTGTCACAAAGTTTTCGCAAATTATGGGATGTGATTGCCGTGGATTGGACAAAACGTAGACACTTTCTTGCTTTTGAATGTGCTATAATGCTAGTAGGTAAAAGAGCAGAACTTAATAACAAACAAGCATCGTGAATTTTTTTCACGGTGCTTTTCTTTTGCCCTTGGCTTGGAGGTGATAATTTGCCTGGGAGAATGAAAAAGGAATGCAAGAAATTTGGCTGCCATAACCTGACTGATAATGCCAATGGATATTGCGCTGAGCATCAAAAGGAACTATATAGCTACGATCGTAATCGTCTTAATAGTTACCAGCGTGGCTATGACCGCCGTTGGCAGAAATATCGTAAATGGTTTTTGGAACGGAATCCGCTTTGCGCTGTCTGCGGTGGAATAGCAACGGTAGTTGACCATATTGTTCCACATAAAGGTAATAGACAGTTGTTTTGGGATGAAGACAATCATCAGCCGTTATGTAAGCATTGCCATGATGCTAAGACTGCAGCTGAAGACGGCGGCTTTGGCAGAAAATGGGTAGGGGGTAAAAATCTCTAGTGCTCCTTTGCTGAATACCGGAGAGCCCCTCGTTTGTACGAAAATGTCCCCTATCAATAGTTTTTTGAGGTATTTAATTAATAAGAATGGAGGTGATTGTTATGCCGACACCGGCTCAATCTACTAAGGTTATGCTGTTTAATAACGCTAATCGCGTTGGTAAGCATCGCACCTTGGCGGAAATTGAAAAACGTAAGGCTGCTGCTGAGAAAATGGCACGTGCCGAAGTTAAATTAAAAATACCGGCTTTTTTGAAAAATCGTGCCTGTGATCCGGCGTTGAAAATCTGGAAAGAGGTTACTAAGGAAGGCTTGGAAATAGGTCTTTTTGATAATGTAGATTCTCGTGTTCTTGCAGATTGGTGTCGCTATCAGGCGTTGCTGGAAGAGGAATTGGCGCGGAGCTTCCCGGATAACAAGAAGATTGACCGTTTGGGTAAGCTGGCTTTGTCTTATGCGGAAAAGTTGGGGTTAACTCCTACCGCTCGTGCCCGCCTTGTAGTTAAGCAAGCTAACAATAAGGAAGAGGACGAAACTTTGGATGTGATGATGGCATGACAAATTATGAAGAGATGTATGTTACCCATCGCTATGCTCAGGAGGTTGTAGATGGCCTTAGGCGCGTTTGTAAAAAAGAATACCTTGCCTGCTTACGCCATTTGAATGATCTGGAACGGCAGGGAACAGAGGAGTTCCCTTATGTTTTTGATGAAACTCGTGCGGATCGCATTTTCGATTGGTTTGAAAATTACTGTTATCATGTACGCGGGCCTTTTTCCGGACAGCTTATCCAGCTGCTGCCGTTCCAGTATTTTGACTTAGGCTGCGTGTTTGGATGGGTACATATGGTTACTGGCAAGCGGCGCTTTTCTACTTCATTCAATCTGCGCGCCCGTGGCAATGTAAAATCAACGGAAATGTCTGGCATTGCCCTTTATGGCATGTGCGCTGATGCAATTTACCCTCCATATCGTCCGGAATTAGCCAAATTTGAGCAAATGCCTGAGGTTGAATGCGCTGCTGTTGACCGCGATCAAGCAAAGCGTGTCTGGGGAGATGCTAGACTGATGGGCGAAAAATCAGCTGCTATTTCAAAGTATCTCATTATCAAAAAAACCTATATAACCAGTAAGACGCGTTCAGGCTGGCTGCGTCCTTTATCCAAAGATACCAAAAACAAGGATTCGGGTGCTCCGTGCCTTGTTATTGTAGACGAATATCATGCACATCCTAACAGTGACGTGGTAGATGTTTTGCGGTCTGGCTTTGGTAAGCGTTACCAGTCGCTAATGTTCTATATTTCTACTGCTGGTAAGGATGCAGAAAATAATCCTTGCAAGCGTGAATATGATATTGCAAGCAAGATATTGTCCGGAGAAATGACGGATGAAAGCTATTTTGCTATGATACGTGAACTGGAAGAAGGCGATAGTCCTAGTGATAAGTCGTTATGGGTTAAGGCTAATCCTATTCTGCAGCATGAAACTGATTATAGTGTTTCTCTAATGGAACAGATTGAGCAGGAATATAATATAGCTTATGGAAGCAGCGACCCTGATAAAATTCGTGAATTTTTGACAAAGCGCTGCAACCTTTGGCAGCAGGACAGTGAAGAAAAATATTTAAGCTCTGAGCAGCTTAACACCTGGAAGAATTTGGCAGTACCACGAAAAGAGTTCCAGCAGCTTATTAAAGGACAGAATAATCTTGCCGGCTATGACTTGTCAAAGAAGATAGACTTAACTGCCTACGGTGGATGTTGCTATCTTGCGGATGGCCGTGTAGCTGTGTGGGCACATGGCTTTATTCCTGAAGAAGCGGTGCAGATTCATGAAAAGAAGGATAATGTGCCGTATCGTAGTTGGATTAGGGATGACTGGGTAACAGAGACTCCTGGTGCTGTAGTTGATTATGACACTATGAGTGAATATGTGGATAACTTTATTAATTTTATGGGGAAAAAGCCTAATGAAGATTGCTTTGACCCATATAATGCAACCTTTTATATGATTAAGCTTGGAGAAAAGGGGGAGCGTACTCCTGTGGAGGTTCGCCAGAACACCCTTAGCCTTTCTGAGCCTACCAACTGGCTTAGAGAGCTGATTGTAAGCCGCAAGGTTGTACATGATGGTAATCCGCTTTTGACTTGGGCGCTTAGCAATGCCTATGCATATACTGATGGTAATGGAAATATCAAGTTATCTAAGAAAAATAAGGACGATACGCAGAGAATTGACCCTGCAGCGGCCTTAATCAATGCTCTAAGCAGATTACCCAAGGCACAGCCTAAACGTTCAAAATACGAGGACTGTGACCTTTCTGAATGGTAATGAGAGGAGGTGAAAGAAGTGCAATTTAGAATTCCGTTTACGGATGTAAGCCTGCGTATGGATTTGGGTAAAACAGATGGCAAATGGATGGGAGCTGACGAAGCTTTTGGCATTGCTGGAACTGGTACAGTGACTGAGGAAAAGGCGCTCAGCATTGATGCTGTTTATGCCTGTGTTAACCTTTATGCTCGTACAGTTGCCTCGCTGCCTTTAATTCTTTATGAAAAAGGCGGTAATGGAAAAGTGAGGGCGGTGAACCATCCTCTGTATAATCTTCTGCATAATGAGCCAAACCCTAACATGACCTCTCATACGTTTAGAAAAATGTTAGAGGCATCATTAAAACTTTGGGGTAATGCCTATGCATGGATAGAATTTGATAAGTATTATCGGGTTAAGGCTTTATGGCCCTTGCCGCCTGCTAATGTGTTTCCTCAACGCTCTTGGAGAACAGGGGAATTGTTTTATGATGCTGTTTTATTTAATGGCACCGTAAGACGCTTCAGAGCTTATGAAATGGTGCATATTCCTGGATTGGGGTTTGACGGTATCAGTGGACGTTCGCCCATTAGGCAATTTGCTGAAACGATGGGATTGAACATCGCGGTAAAAAAATATGGCAATAAATTTTTTACTAATGGTGCACGCCCATCGGGTGTACTTGAGCATCCTGGCACATTGAGTGAGCAGGCGCAAAAGCGTATAGAAAAGAAATTTGAACAACGTTATTCCGGTGTTGAGAATAGTGGTAAAACAATTCTATTGGAAGAGGGAATGAAGTACCAGCAGATTGGCGTCCCTCCGGAGGAAGCTCAGTTTTTGGAAAGCCGCAAATATGGAGTGAATGAAATTGCTCGTATTTTTGGCGTACCGCCGCATATGATTGCAGATTTGGAGCATGCTACCTTCTCCAATATTGAAAGCCAGGACATTAACTTTGCTAAGCATAGTATTGTGCCGGAATGTGTTAATTGGGAGCAGGAACTTATGCGTAAACTGCTCAATGACAAAGAGCGTGAGCGCTATGAAATAGAGTTCAATATGGAAGGACTTGTTCGTGGCGACTTGCAGAGCCGTTATCAGGCTTATGCTATTGGAATTCAATGGGGTTTCTTGGCACCTAATGATATTAGGGCTAAAGAGAATATGGGCAAGCTGGATAGTGGCAATAATACATATACACCACTTAATATGATTAGCTCAGATATGGCTGACCAATATTGGCAAGCCAAAATTGAGAATCTTTTGAAGGACAAGGAGGTGAAAAAGAATGCCGAATAATAACCAAGATATGCTTTACCGCTTTCTGCGTATGGAAGGCAATATTGATGCTGCTGCCAGAACAGTAAATATTAGCTTTTCCTCTGAGGCTCCTGTAAGGCGCTATGATTGGAGTGAGTATAAATTTTATAATGAAATTCTTGGCCATGACGATGGTAATGCAGACCTGGTTCGTCTGCGGGAGCTTGGAGTAGCTTTGTTCAACCATGACCGTAATAAGGTTATTGGCGCTGTAATTGAACCAGTTCTAAATACTGCAGAGCATCGCTGCGAGGCAAAGCTGCGTTTTGATACCGATGAATTTTCGGAAATGATATTTCAAAAGGTAAAAAGTGGTACTTTGCGTGGTATTTCTGTAGGCTATGGCATTAACAGCTTTGAAGAGGTTGCCGATGGGAAGAAAAGTGCAGACGGTCGCTTTATTGGCCCCTGCCGAATTGCCCGCTCCTGGACGCCATTTGAGGTATCAGTAGTAAGTATTCCTGCAGATACTAGTGTTGGTGTTGGCCGCGCTTTGGATGATATTCCAGAGAGTGAATTGGAAGAGTTCCGTCAATTTAAGGCTGCTAAAGAGTTGGAAAAAGAAAAACAAAGAAGACTTACTAAGCTGCAAAGCTTGGCAAGAGAATTAGATTTAATGGAATTGGAGTGTTAAAAATGGATAAAATCTTGGCAATGAAACAAAAACGTGCTGAACTGATTAAAAAAATGCGT